CTCATCTTTTAATTCAGGATATTTCTTAATGTGCATATTCTTATTCCTCGTAACCAGTTCTTCCCACGTCTCTCTTCTATTTAATTCTGGTAAGTATTTAGCGTATTTCATATACACTGTAATGTCTGATAATATTTTGTTTGTTACATCCATATTTACTATTTTTTTCTTTTTATTAGGGGGTGTTAATTCACTTAACAAAATTAATCATTAATAAAATTTTTTTAATAAGTTAAACAATAACTTACTGTTCCCCGAAAACTCGTTTTTTCTTCCTCATCGCCTCAATAACTAAATTAGATTTTTTCTTTTCTTCACCTTTTTCAAAGTCCAAAAAAGAAACATCACTAGATATATCAGTGTCAATTTTTAATGTGCCATTATCAAATAATATGTCTTCGAATAATACCCCATCTTTCCCGAACCTAGATTTTAATATTGCTAAAGTTGCGGTTCCGGCTTCCTTTTGTTCCAATGTTTTAGCAATTGATATTATAAAGTGTCCTATCTGACCTTTTTTGATTGATCCCCCTATCATATCCGCTTCTACTACAGATGCTCCGATAGAACTTCTATTACCCTGTATTGCTGTCCAACCAACAACATCTAATTCTGTAATCATAGTTTCAAATTGTCTCATCACATTTCCTTCACCACTCCACTCATCTTTGAATTGTTTAGTTGGAGCTACGCAATCCATATAATCAATAAAAACTATATCTGGTTTAGTACCATTAGATGTTAATTTTTTTAAATATTGTTTTATTTTTGGTATTGTTGTACCATCACTGGGCATTTTCTTTAAAATTAAACTACCCTCTTTTGATTTAAATTTGGGTATTACTTTTTTAATTTCTTCTCTGTTTTCCGTTAGTTCACTTAACGGTACTTCTGTCCAACACGTTATATGTTTTCTTTGTATAACCTTTGGATTATCTTCAAAAAATATTTGTACGACATTATAACCTAAATTATATGCGTTATTTGCCATTTTAGTTACCAAAGTAGTTTTACCAACACCGAACGGGGCCAATATAACACCCAATTCTCCTTTAGATAAACCACCATCCATTAAGTTATCTATAGCAATCATACCTGTGGCAATCGGTGACCTAAAATCATCACTTAACACATCTTCTATGGCATGAAATACATCGATACCTGTATCTTTTTCACCACCAACGGATAAAGCACCCTTTAATATCTCTTCACACTCATCATACCTATCGAAATCCCCTAACTCTAATATCTTCTGAATTTTTTGATTTGCCTTCTTAAGTTCTTGTTGTTTGCAAAACTTAAGTGCAGTATCTTGGATATGTAAACAATCCTTGCTATCACCATTTTTGACATCTTTCACTATTTCAATAGCAGAATCCCTAACAATTTCTCGTTTAATGTCTACCCTAATAATTTCAAAAACTGTTTCATATGTAGGTATCGTTTCATACTTTTCATAATAATCTTTCACACTAGCAACAACTAATCTAAGGTATTCATTGTCGAAATATTGTGGACTAACAATGTCCATTATTTCTTCTGAAAATTTTATATCTTCTATTAACTGTTTGACTAATTTTATCTGAAAATTAAAACCTAAGTAACCTAAATTTACACTATTTTTTTTAGTCATATTTTTTATAATTTACTATATTAATATATATCCTTTAAAGCGCGTAACCGCACAATTCTTTTGTATAATTTTTCTGAACTAACCCATTTTGTATTGTAGCTATGATATCGGGAATATTTTTTCTTATGTCTACATCATACCTTACTTTTGGGGGGTAATGATTCCCAGAAAAAATCTTTTGTATTACGACATTTCCCTTTACTTTTATTTGTAATGTGAAGATGTCTTCATTTGCGTAAATATCTACTTTATGTGGTTCAGTATCAACAACAACATCCGAATAAGCGAAGTAAGGATTATAATATTTAAAAAGGTAATCCGATGTTTTTGATCTAAATTGGCGTTTTATTATGTTTACCGCATCATCTATTACCTCTTTTAATTCAAGTGATCTTAAACTATCACTATTAAATCCTCTTATAGAAAAATTTCTACCAACTATTGGTTTGTCATTAATTAATAATAAAAATTCATACGGGAGATTTTCATAATTCTTTTTCATAGTATTTTATTTTTTGCTTATATTAAAGAAATTTTTTTCTTTTTTTATTATTCTTAAAAATGGTTTTAAAAAATTTATATAACCATCTCTTCCACCGGGTATTGCCATTATTATTCCATCTTCTAACATCATCTTAATAACATTTTTTGTTGTTCTATCTTCTGGGTCAATAGGTGAGACAAATAAATTATTAAGATGTTCTTTCGCTGATTCTGTTAATAATGGTTTTCTTAGGTTTATAATCTTTTCATTAATTTCAAAGATATCCTCACCCTGACATCCAACCGTAACTTTATTTTTTATGTTATCTAATGTTTTCAATCTTGTTTTTCTTTCGTTTTGTAATACTTCAATTTTACTAATAATATCTTTTAATGTCAAAGTTTTTTTACAAATTTCAGGAAAATACTTTATAAGTGTTTTTTCTTTAACACCCTGTATCCCCTTTATATTATCGCTAGCATCTCCAGACAATATTTTTACTAATTTAACATTAGTATAATGGTGATTAAAATGTTCACAATAGTTATACTTACTTATGATTTTTCTAAGGTTAATGACATATATTGCTACCCTATCATCTATCAGTTGACACATATCTCTATCGTTAGAGATTATCACAACTTTTTCATCATCTTCTATATTAGAACAATAATACCCTATAGAATCATCTGCCTCAATTATTTCATCTTGAAATTGCCGTATGAATAATTCTTCACAATATTGGGATACCCTATGTTTTTGGATGTATAGATCAGGGTCTTTGGGTTCTCGATGATTATAGAAATCTTTTTCTCTATTAGCCTTATATTCTTTATAAATTTCATGACGCAAACGTCCGCTAAACTGACCATCCCAAAATATAAAAACCTTATCAAAACGATTTTCATTAATAACTTTTCTTAACATAGTTAAGAACTGAAAAATACCACCTATATGGTTACCTTTATTATAAAGGTCTTTTGCTCCATGATAGGCGGTTTTCAATAATGAATCTCCATCTACTAATAAGGTGTGTGTGTATTTTTTTGTTTTAGTTGGTTTTGGCACTCTCCATAACTATTATAAGATTAATACTAAAATTATTTATCAGAATATTCTACAGGTGTTTCGATATATGTTTCATCATCTTCTATCTCAAAATCTACTATACCATCACCTACATTTTCAAAAATTTCTGACCAATACTCTTTTTGTACTCCCTTATAATCTTCTATGGCTTTTTTATCATCTTCGATAAATCCATGTGTAGTAGCTAATATCCTACAATCAGCGTATCCTAACCCATTCATATGGTTTTTATGTATACCAACCTTAGTTCTAATGGCGAAATTAACTTTTCTACCTTTATTGGTGGCAGATAGTTTTGATATTCCAGCATTTTTTTGATTCCCAAATAGGAATACTAAGGCACAGGATAAATAAATTGATTGACCACCTTTGGGTTGTATTTTTGGTTGACTGAAGGGGTTATCAGGTAGTTCTACCCAAGGTTGGTTTACGAAAATCATAGTGTTCGTATATGGGGAGGATTCTTTTCTCGAAGATGTAATTCTCTGAGCCATACCCATTCCCCATTTTTCTGAAATAGTTCTAGCAGTATGTTGGTTTCCACCTTTTCCATCGAAACTCATTTTACAAGGTATAGTACCTATAGAGTCCCAACAAAATAATATATCGTGTGGTATCTCACCTTCTTTTTGCCCGTCTAGAACTTCTGTTACATATTCAAAGGCTTGTTCAATATAATCAAACCCTAATTTATATAACAAAAATCCATCCCAATAACCAGTAACTTCACCAGTTGTTTCATCTATTTCCTCCACATAATCAGTTTTTAAACCCATTTGTTTAGCGTGTTCAAAACTAAATTTTTGTTCAGTAATAATGAATATCGGTAAGATACCTTTTTTCTGTGCATCGACTGCGGCTTGTATAAGTGCAGTTGTCTTTCCTGTATCTGAATGCCCTAACATCATATTAATTTGACCCATAGCTGGTCCAGGAATACCTGTTGCTTTTTGGAAAGCCTCCCCCAAGTCAAAATATTTCTGTTCTTTATATTTTTCCTTGGATGAAAACTTTTTTCTGATGTTAGAAAAATCAGTCTTTTTCTTCTTAATTGGTTTCTTTGCCATATTAATTCACTTTTTTAAAATGGTAGTTCATCATCATTAGTTTCAAGTGTGGTTGTATCAACCCCATCACCATCATTTTCTAATGTATTTGTAACCACATCATTTTTAAGTAAATTAATTTCATCTTCTAATGATGCAGTTTCCGTTTCTTCTTTTTCTTCTTCTGCAACGTATTTAGATAGACCCGAATCCCAAATAGGTGTCATATTTTTTGCTACTATATCTAACCATTCTGGTGATTTTTTAGAATAAACATCTCTAAATGTTTCTTCGTTATTAAACCAAGCGTTGGCTTTTTCTGTGTCGGATGTTAATAAACTAACATCATCCGCCATTATAGAGCTAACAACAGAATGTCCTTTATCATTACGATTTGTTGTGATAACAATATCGCGACCTTCTCTAGCATCTGTAATGTCACCTTTCAGTTTGAATACAGGCATTAATTTATCTTGAACACCGTCACCAGTATATTTATGCTTGTATCTCCAGAATTTAACACCATGATCTTCATTATCTCTATCAATACCTTTAACTACATACCATTTACGTGGTGTGTATTCTTTCGCCATATCTTTGGCTTTCTTACTACCATCCATTTTTAAAGCTTCCTCAGCTTCACATAAAGGACAAAGTTCTCCATCATTTAATTTATTACAATAAATTTTTTCATATCTATGGTTCACTTCTCTTTCATGTAAATAGATTTCATCAAATGGAGAACTTCCTTCTTTTCCTGGAAGAATTCTAAATGACTTAGTTGTGTTATTTTCACCCTTTTTAAGTTTTTCTGTGAAATACTTTTTTAACCTATCCTCATTGGATACTTTTGGTTTTTTACCACCATCACTATTTTTTTCGTATTGTGATAAAATTGATTCTAATGTTGTTTTACTCATCTTATTTTTTTTTAATTAATTAATAAATTATTTTTTCTAACTAAACAATTATAATCGTTTTTATTTAAAAAGTCAACAAAAAAAAACCTATAATAGTATAAATTTATACATTATAGGTTAATTTGTCAAACGAGGGAAATAACTTAATAGGTTTCATCGTCTTCCGCATTGACATCATAATCAAATGAATGTCTTATAGCGGATGAGCTGTAATCGTCTACTTCTTTTTTAGTTATTACGTATTCCTCTTCATCATTTCCTTCTCCTGTGTCATAACCTTCTTTATCTTCCCAATAATCTGTTAATTTAACACTATAAGGGAATGAATCCATAGACCTCATTTCTAATTTTTCTACTGGGGTTGGGTTTCTTTTTTCAATTTCTTTTTCTAAACCATCAATCTTATCAATAACTTGATCCATACCACTTACTTGATCAGATAACTCACTAAAACTACCCATTAATTCTTCCATTTTGGATGTAAGACCTTCGATTTCTGTTCTTGTTTCTTCTGCTTTATCAACTATATCTGTAACCTCTACCTCAACTGTTTCCTCATCAGCAGGTTCTTCAGTTGCAAATTCATCAGCAACCTCCATACCTTCACCTTCAGCGGCAAATGGGTCAATATCTGGTTCTGTTTCTGATTCACCACCTGCTTCTGGTGTTGCAAATGGGTCAACTTCCGCACCTTCTTCTGGTACTGCTCCTTCTTCAGGTGTAGCAAATGGGTCACCTTCTTCATTACCTTCTTCAGGTGTATCAACACCCGGTATTGGATCTTGCTCATATAAATTGACTGAATTATCAAACAATAAGTTATCTTCTTCATCGTCATTTTCCACTTCAGGCATATAGAATGTATACTCCAAAAGTTGCATGTGTCGATTTAATTCTTCTTTTAATAGATTTTTTTTACTCATTTCAATTACATTAATAATTGTCTACCATCGGTAGTTTTATAAACTTTATTCACTCTCTCAACAATTTCTTTACCATCATTAATTAAACATTCTTCACCAACACACTCTTTTTCTTCTTTTTCTTCCTCTAAAAAGGCATCCAATTTAGAGTCCAAATCTTTTTTGTTTTTATTTATGTTTTTATCTTCCATAATAATTGGTTTATTTATAAATATCATGTTCTTAAGAAAAATTACGATTAATGTTCATTATTGATAATTCTCCTGCCTTTACGATTAAAATTTTTCCTTGATAATTATCCCATTCTACCTGATAATCTTTATAATTAATATTTCCAGCTGCACCTCCAGTTTCTTTTTCAATTAATTTATTTAGCGCATTTATCGTATAAAAACATTCACCCTTTTTATGAACTATTATTGTGGTGGGGAAGAAAGAACTTGTATTAACCCTTTTACCATCTCTAACATACACCCTAAAGGTTATAACCTTCTTTTCTGAATCTTCATCTATATCATATATGAAAACCCTTTCGTTTGGTACTTTAAATCTTTTATACAGATATTTTTTAAAACTATCTATTTTATCGTTTAAAACAAACGAAGCTAATGTAATTATTTTAGTAGTATTTTCCATATTTAACAACATAAGGAACTAGTTTATACTCATTATCTAGTTTTTTTATAAATTCCTTACATTTATTAAATATTTCATTATCGATTAAAACGCTATTTCTTAAATTAACTACTCTTGTTATAATACTATTGGTACTTATCCCTATAAACTCTGTAACTTCTAAATTTACACCAAAAACGATATTTTCACCTAAGATATATAACATATTTTTATCAGTAAAATATGAAATAGATTCGCTTAATGAATAGATTTTTTTTAATATTTTTTTAATCTTTTTAGGTTTATCATGTATTGGGTCAATATAAACATACGACAATTCACTCCCGAAATTATTATAACATTCCTGTTTAAATGTTATAATATCATCATCATATTCCACCCTTCTTTCAGTAGTTGAAAATGTCCAATATAAATTATCACTGATTTGCTTATTTAAAATGGATACCTTATCCCCAAACATTTCTTTAGTTTTATTCCAACCAACAATAAGTGTAGGTAAAGAATTATCTACTGATTCAATTTCATCAAATAACTTAAAATTATCTTCATTAATTTTAGAAGATGATACAATATTCCCAATATTCATATCACAAATATAAAGTATTTTTTAGTAAAAATCAATTACCAACAATAGAAGTATCTGGTGCCACCTGTGATGAAGTATCGCTATTACAATCAGAAGTAGTACCTTCAATATTTATACCTATCAAATCAAATCTACTTAAAACCCTAGCAAAATTATCAAAACTTTTTCCAATTGTTCCTCCCTTTTCACCTGAAAGTATGGCAACTGTTTTTGTGAAATTATTGGCACTACCACCTTTAGAGTATGAAAATGGGGAACATATCCCTAGTTTCCACTTAAATAAAGAAACCCTTACCGCCAATAATTTATCCTCATTTATTAGATCTGGATTAGTAACTAAATCCACACCTAATACATACGATGCTTCTTTGTATTCATCCAAACCAACTATTGGTATGTACCCCCTTTTTCTATATTTATGTGCAATTGTTTGTACTTGCAGAAGGCTATATTTTATGGGATTTATTGATTGTATTATATCCGGGTTATCGTCATCTGTTGATGGGTTACCAAGTTTATTTTCTTTATCATAGTATGATTGTTGTTGTCTGGTGGGACTATCAATCTCTGGCCAAGATTCAACAATGTGACTAAATCCATGCCCATTTGCGTCAGATGACATTGTTAACATATTAGCTAACAACATAGTAACTTGCGATTTACTGATTACTGGGTCGGTACCAGCCGCAAATTGGCTTTGTAAAATAATTCCTAAATCACTAGCGTTTGATTTTAATACCCCCATGTCTATTAATGCGTTTTCTGTAATTTGTGATAAAGCAAATGGGGTATCTGGCTCTTTATCTGTGTCGACACCAACATTATACTTATCAGGATTATTTTGATTTTGGAAAACAAACTCTGTATCTTCTTCTATTGTTTCTGTTAAATCTGAATCTAAAAATGTGGTTATTTCCTCTACTGGTGGGCTTAATATTTTACTTTGCCGTAAACCACTAAAAGTGGTTACCATATGATTAGGGGTTATTGTATGACTAACATTAAGTACCATATATGCACCATTAAAAAACGGTACATTATCTAACTGGAAATACATCATAGGTTGTAGGCTCATACACCCCAATGACTCAACTTCAGCTTTATATGATCTAGTTTTGAAAATTTTATATAAATCTGTTCCTTGATAAGATCTTTGTGTTCCACCTCTTTTATCTATTAAATCTGTTAAAGCTGCAAAATATTCTGCTGTTTCTCTATGTTCTTGTTGGTTTAACGAAACACTCTTAAACATTGTTTGATTTTCTGCCCCATATGCAACTCTAAACGCTACTAAATTAAAGTCTTCTTCACCACCAGTACTTTCCATATCTGATGGTGCATTGTGGAAAGAGAAACCATCGTTTTTATATGTGTATCTACTTTTTTCGTTTAAATCCAAAACTTCTGAAGTGCCACCTGCATATATACATAGATAAGTTGGTCCACTACTACTATTTCTTTGGGATATATCAGTTACTGGTCTAAATATATCTTTCATTTCTTCTTCGTCTTTAAAGTTAATGTAACTAGGCATTATCTGAAATAAAAAATTACTGTCTCTTAGTATTTTTGATATGTAAAAATAGAAGTTAGTATCCATATTTTCCGATAAGGTGGCAACACTATCTAAGTTTATAACTGCTTTATTTCCTATATCGTTAAATCCTCTATTTATGAATTTAAAATAATCTATAAGATTTTTTCCAGCTTCTCCACAAGCATTATATGATAGTTGATCTTGTGGGCTACCCGCAATCCATTTATCATATATATTTTTAAAATAGTTATACATTTGTAGTTTAATTGGTTCAAGCTGGGTATCTTCTTTTTCTATTACTGCGGGGTCTTTTTCTTCTGTCGAATCCTCTTCCTTGGTAAAATTATCAACAAAACTATTATAATAGTCCTCGAAACCATCTAGGTTTAATCCACTATCTAATGCGTTAGGGGTAAATATATCTATTGCATTTATTATTAAATTTATATTTCCAGATAACTTCTTTGCTATACCTTCACCTTTTTTATACTTAGCCGTAATATCCTCTTCCGTAGTATAATCCACTACTTGTGATTCGAAGGTTTCAAATTCATTGGTTACCCACTGTATAAAAAATTCTATTAATGTTTCTTTTGTTTTTGTGGGTAATGATGTTAATGATGCACTAATAGTGGGTGTACCACCATACGATTTATTAACCCCTATAGTACTCAAATATTGATTTATTGTAACTGAATCCACTTCTGAATTGGACCAGTCTATTGGGTCTGATGACTCTGTTGCCCTCCATAGTGTCCCAGCGATAAATAAAAGATAGTATCTGGGTAATCTTATAATGTCTAAGTATTTCCCATTATGTGTTTTGTTGATATAGTTGTCGATTACGTGTTGAAATGGGACAAATGGTAACGTATTTAATAGTAATAACGCTTTAGATTTATTACCACCAGGATGTGGATTATTATATAATATGCTAGACTCTTCAGGTAGGTTGGATGACGGAGATACAGTTGTTAAATATCTTGGTATCTCAACTTGTTGTCCACCACCGCTACCACTACCAGCGCTTAAAACATTTATATAGTCAGTTTTAATCGGTGTATCCACATTATTAGTTGCACCTTCAGGGGGTGGCTGACCTCCATCGATTCGGGTTATATCATTATCTTTTATAGAAAAGGTATTATTCGCAGTTTGTCCTTTTTTTAATTTCTTATTTACTTTCCCCCCCCAAACATCGTAACTAGCATTTACAAAAACTAAATGATTTAGATATTGTGTATAACTACCTATGGTTTTATCGAATCCAGTTTGTACTTTTTCCCCAAATATATTATCATATTTCTTCTTATTCGTTACTTCCTTCCATAATGCAGATTTTGAACCAATAATTTTACCACCATTATCTTCTACTTCAATATACTCTACATCATCATTTCTAAAACCACTAATTTCTATGTCACCAAGTTTAGGTAAATCATCGCCACTTTCGTTTATTATAGGGATATTACTTTGTTCAATCACATATCCACTTGTTATCCCATTAGATATTATAGCATCTGACCCTGACTTACTTAATGCTGTGGATAATACTTTTCTAACAGTAGTATCAAAAATAGATTTCTTCGCATCTATTGCGTCAAATATACCAAATGCCGATAACTGGGTTTCTGGCATTTTACTATAATTTTTACATACTGCGTACCTAGTTAATAAAATATTATAAAATTGTTTTTTTATCTCCTCGTCACCTTGTGATTCTATACTATTAATAAATAAAAATGGGTTGTCATTTGCAACATCTATTGGGTTATTTGGTACCCAAGAATTAGTATCGAAACCTTGTTGTTTTAATTTACTTGTTTGTTTTCTAATCGTTCTTAATTCTGAACTACTTTTTGTTATCCCCTTAGCAACATCCTCAATAAATTTTATTTCAGGAAATGAATTAGTGGTTAAATTTAAATCCTTACTACCCACATATTTTTCTTGTGCTTCACCGGCATCTGAAATCTGTATAATCTTGGGAAATGCGTATATAGTTGAGTTCTTAAAATCACCTGATTCATCAGTGTCTATATCAGTATCAAGAACATTCTTTTTTAACTCTTTTGCTCTCTCTTTAGTTTGCCCTTCTGCTTGCATAGCAACTTTATATGTTACATCCACTAAAGATTGTACATTATTACATAATATCTCAAAAACTGTTTTAACAGTAGGGTTATAACCGATAGACTTTTTTAATTCTTCATTAATTTTAACATTAACAGACTTTGTATCTTCCTTTATTTGTTTATCAATATCAATTATCATTCTTTTAACCTCAGATCTCATTTTTCTAAAATCTAACACAAAAACAGGATCTTTCGATAAGAATTGGCTCTTGGCGGATGTTGGTCTTACAAATTGCGATATATCTACATCTCCATTTTGGAATTCCCCATTTAGAGAAGAGGGAGATTGGAATTGACTTGAAATGGGACTTGGTTGTTTTAATCCATCTATTGCACCTATTAATGTAGTAGGAAATGACGGATACCCTTTTCCAGCGGTTTTAGTTGTTAGAGTACTTCCTGCGGTAGATACTTCTAAACCAGTTAAATAATCTATTATCTCACCGTCTCCTCTACTAATGGGAAAAATCGTTTCATTAATTATGGTATCACCGTCTATTATTATACCATCAACAATACCAGTTTTTAATTGTTTATAATTAACCACCTTAAACTTTTGATAGTCTTCTAATAAATCTAATATTGTATTCATGTAGTAATTTACAGAAACAATTGATGAATATTTAAAAATTAAGTAATCTCTAATAGATAAATATTCTTGGTTTAATATTAATGAACCTTCACCTTGGATTTCTGATGTTACTATAACGTCTTTGTCGTTGGGTATCTCACTATATGGGGTTTTTGTGGTTGGGTTGCCCACATCCTTTGGGATGGGTGCACCTATAAATGATTGTATACGTTTTAGTTTTTTCTTTTGTGTGTTTAGTATAATTAATTTTTTATAGGTATCATCATTAGATTTAAGAAATTCTAAATCAACTTGTAATTTACTGATTTTTTTTATGAATGAATCCAATGATGGTGTAGGTCCAATGTCAATCATTTTATCTGGGTATACAGGATCTTGTGCCTTCATAGGTAAATTAGCCAACGCTTCTTTACCTAAATCAGTATTGTTAACGCCTATTACATTCCCTATTGTCATATCCGCTAAAAATGCTTGTTGAAAACCTAAAAAATTTGCGGTTATATCAAAATTACCTGTACCCGGGTCAAATTTAGATGTCCAATTAACCATATGTAAGCAATACTCAACGGGATTACCAAAATAACCCTTTACCGTAAGATTAAAAATTGGGTATGGCATTTTGAAAAATAAACTGTAAGGGGATTTTCTATTATCTTGTTCGATAACATCAAATAGTGCACTTCCTCTCACATCTGTAAATGAAATATCAACTTGAGGAACTAAACTAGCATTATATTTTATTGAAATATTTTTAATTCCAAATCCTTCTAATGAACCACTACTATATGAATTTTTGACACCACCTATATCTGTGTAATTTGTGGTGGCATAAGATTCTGTTTTACCCATTAAATTTTTTAATGGTTCTCCCGATGCATCATATTTAACTTCAGTTGCAACAAAATTTATTTCCCCATCTCTAGATTCATTTATTGAAGAGTCTGAATCTGTTAGTGTTACAACCCCCCTACTTCTCTCTGTTGCAGTGAATTTAACATATATAAACATGTCCTCTGCAGGTAATACTCCACTTCCAGGTGGGTTGGGGTCAACTAAAAATAAACCTGCACCTTTATTTTCTACTTTAGGGGTTTTATTCGACATATAAATTATTAACTATTACTTCCATACAAAGTTTCATATCTTTGTACCGCTCTTATATATTGTTGCAAACTATCTTTAAATGGGAATGGGATTCTAATAATCTCGTTATTGGGGATGTCGCCTTCGACACCACCATATTGTGGATTAGCTAACATTATTAACCACCCATGATATGGGTTACTATAATATTGTTCACTTAATTTATCCATTCTATCTCTTTCGGTTTTATATACCACAGTTTTATCGCTAGATTTTGGTTCTATCTTTATAAATG